GTTATTTTCTTGTGAATTAACTGAAAGGCTATCAACAAAAGAAGCAGTAGATATGTTAAATGTGTTGTCAAAAGAGCTTAATTCTAAGTCACCATCAGTCGTGTTAAATACAACGGCATACATTTCCCAAGAGCCTGATGCTGCTTGAGCAAATGAAGTAGGTGCTGTGGTTTGTGTAAATGCACCAGCGGCAGAAGTTAAAACAAACTCACCACTGTTAGCTTTAATGGTCTTGCCTACGTCTGCTGAGGCGAAGGAGCCTGAGCCTAAAACAACCTTTGTAAATCCTGCGTCATATTGAAATACTGTTGTGTTTGTATTGCCACCCAAATATATTTTTGAGGCTGCATCTGTTAAATGCAAAGCAAGTGGCGTTACTTCCTGTGAAGCCACGCTAAAAGAGCTACCGGAATAAGATGCAGTTGATAGGTCAAAACCAGTGGTCAATGTGTATTTAAATAAGTTATCTGTCGTCATGTCTAAAATATACATCTGCGTTCCGTCTGACGTAAACGCAAAGTCTTGTGTGCCTGTTGATTGAGAGCTGACGGAAAAACTACTACTAGCATATGATGCTGTTGATAGGTCAAATCCAGTAGTCAACGTATAGGCGTAGACAGTATTATTACTTCCTCCCGCGATGAACATTTTAGTTCCATCAGCGTTAAAGGCTATTCCGTTTGGAATAGTATCTTGTGAGGCTACGCTAAAACTTCTTGTATAACTTGCTGTAGACAAATCATAAGCTGTTGTTAGCGCATACTCATAAACAGAGTCGTTACCTAGACCAGCAGAAAATAATTTAGTCCCATCATCATTAAAAGTTAAGCATCTCATGTTGCTGTCTTGACCAGAAACAGTAAATGATTGAGAAAACGTGCCAGTTGAAACGTCATACGCTGTTGATAGTGCGTATTCGTGGAATGAACCTGAACCTCCACAGATATAAAGTTTAGTTCCGTCTGCGCTTAGCGTAACACCTTGAAAGCTCGTTTCTTTCGCTGAAATATCTAAGCTATTTCCAGAATAAGATAATCCGGAAAAATCAAAACCAGAAAAATCCAAAGTAGTAGCAGAAGCAGAGTCCAAACGTGTGTAATTCTCAGAAGTTGAGTTAACGTCCCAGCTATTATTTGTTGTTCCCGTCTGCGCTACTTCTTTAGTCACGCCCACAACAGGAGACAGCACATTACCCGACAAGGTAATTGTAGATGTTTCACCTGCGGAGTATGTCTTGGTTTGACTACCAGCGGTTACATTGATATTAGATATTGCCGTGGCATTAGTAGCTACGTTAGTAGTAAGCGTATTGAGCTGAGTCTGAACTGCGCTTGTTACACCATCTACATGGCCTAACTCTGCTGCTGTTAATGTGGCGGGGATACCGTCTAGTACATTCAGCTCAGTAGCGTTTGCTGTGAGGTCAGAGATTTGGCTAACTGTCACGCTAGTTGCTGTAGGTGCTACATTTGCCCAAGAAGAGCCGCTGTATACCTTCATTACATTGCTGGAGGTATTGAAATACAAAGCACCTGCAATCAAGGCATCGCCATCATTGTCTACTGTTGGGTCGCTAGACTTAGCGCCTAGATAACGGTCATCAAAAGAATCATAACTAGCAGCCGCAGACGTTGCAGATGAAGCCGCTGAAGTAGCACTGGTTGCAGCATTTGATGCAGATGTAGATGCTTCTGAGGCTTTAGTAGTAGCTGTAGCAGCACTTGTTGCCGCAGAGGTAGCACTTCCTAATATGCCATCGACATAACCTTTGCGTGTCAAATCATCAGCAGCCGACGGTGTTGCAGTGGAGGTTGCCTTGTTCGATCCCAAGACAATATTGCCTGTCATTGTGCCACCTGCCAAGGGGAGCATGGTGTCGAGTTGACCTTTGTTAATGGCATCTCCACTAGCAGCACCGTCAGCAAGACCTGTAATCTTGCTAGACCCCATAGCAATAGCACCAGACATGGTGCCACCAGCAAGAGGTAACTTAGTTGCTATAGAGTTTGTAATCGTCGCGTTAAACGCAGCATCATCATTTAGCGCAGCCGCTAACTCGTTTAGCGTATCAAGAGCAGCAGGCGCACCATCGACTAAATTGGCTACTTGTGTATCGACATAGCCCTTAGTGGCAGCGTCAGTAGCAGAAGACGGGGACGCTAAGTTAGTTAAAACAGTATCCGTGAAATCTACTGTTCCATTTACTACTAAATCATTAACAGTAGTCGTACCGCTAGAAGCAGTTAAATTGCCAGTAATATTGCCAGTGACGTTGCCTGTGACGTTACCAGTTACATTGCCTGTCACGTTTCCTGTCAGAGCACCTGCAAAGTTTGCCGAGGCTGTAATTAACGTGCCAGTGATAGCAGAAGCACTTGATCCACCGATGACAACGCCATTGACAGTTCCACCTGTGAGAACCGCATTGCTTGAATTGAGTGAAGAGTTTGCTGTCAGAGCCGCGGTGAAATTTGCAGCACCAGAGACATCAAGAGTGCCAGTTGTGACAGAGCTTGGATTTGTGCCGATCTCTATGATCGTTGCTGACGCATTCTCGCTAAACAATCGTTTGTCAGCAGTGTTTAAAGCCAGTTCACCTTGCACTAAGTCTGAACTGCTAGGAACAGACGAGGCTGTAGAACTAAATTTTGTAATTATCGTAGCCATGATCGCTCCTATCGTAAAAATATGGGGGAGCGAACTCCCCCACTAAATGCTCTTAATTCAAGGGGAGAGAATTAAGCATTTACGATCATGTTGAACGCGCTGTCTGGACGGTAAGTCTTGACGCCATATACCGTATCAGCAGTTACCAGGTTACTAAGCCATTCTTGCTTATACTGGGTTTGCGTTCGCACATTCTGCTGCATAGCAAGAATAAACGTGTCTTTGTGGAACAACATAGCGGCTCTAACGTCGCCAGTATTGGCGCTGTTATCACCAGCCGCTTCTGCTACTACAGTGTTTGAAGTCACGTAGATGGGAATACCATACAGCTCGCCAATTTTAGCGTTCTCTACAGCACGACCAGACACGAAGTCAGATGACACATATCTATCGATACCCATGATCGCGTTCTTCAAGCTTGGAGGAATGACAAACGCACGATTGTCATAAGGAACGTCTGCATCGTCTTGCTTCTGGATCAGATCGCGAAAGCACGCATCGGTAAATACGTCTGCTGAAGTTACCTGGTCCGCAGCATATGCGGTTAGCCCAGTGGACGCATCGCAATAATATGAAGCGGTGTTGACCCAGGTTGAGCCATCGCCATTACCCAGGCTCTTGCCTAGGTTCATCACGTCGGTATCTATTTGCTTGGCAAGTGCGTAGCCAGCATCGTCAGTGTAGAACTGGCGCTGACTTGCTAGTGCTTGCATCTCTGCAATATCTTCAATCAGACGTGAATATTCAAAGTGCTTGTCAATGATGACCTGAACTTCTGATGCAGTATCGTTCTGTATCGTTACAGCAGTGCCTGAAGCCTTGGCTGTTACGCTGCCGCGAGCGGGAGCAGGAATATGAACTGTGTCGCCTTTTTTGCCGACCATGCTCATGTTTTTGACCAAGCCAGACATTACAAGTCGCGCTTGGTATGCCGCACGAACTTCGTTTGACCAAATTTCTGGTATGAATGTAGCTAGTGTTGTGGTGTTGCTGACGCCGCCTTGGGCGGGATAAGTTGAAGTAGCCATTTTGCAATAAACCTCTAATAAGAAAGTTAGTTGTTAATGACCCGTCCCTCCTCGTAAGCTTTTTTAATTTCTGGGTAAAGCTCTTGATATCGGTCAGGGTTCTTAATCAAAAGCTCTCTCAAATCGGATGCTCGCAATTTTTTACCCATCGGCTTTTCTGAGCTACCCGTAGCACTGCCAGTGGAGGCAGTTATCACGGACTGTTTCCGATCAGGTTGTGGCGTTTGGGTTTGCTTTGTCGCCTTAAAATCACTCAACAGCTCTTTGGCAATTTCCACGTTATAGCTTGTGTTCATTGTCTTAAAGCTGGCTGTGCGACTAGGTGACGATGCTACCCACGTTTCAAAGTCAGGACTGCTCCATACTTCCTTAAAGTCAGGGTGAGCACTGAGTAACTCGCGCCGTATATTTTCGACACGTATCTCTTCAAGCTCACGCTGCATTGTCTGCAACTCAGAGGAAGAAGCTATCTCTTGTTTGATCGCTTTTGCGGGATCACCGAAATAATCAAGCTTCTCTTCTGGCTTCTGTTGCTGGACATTACCAAGTTGCCCTTGCAGATACTTATCAGCAGTTTGTACTGCATCGAGCTGAGCACGAAGCTTTTGGGCTTCTTGCCTCGCGGCACCAACGTCGTTCGACTGCTTGCCAATCATTTGTTGTGAATTGGCCAATAAGTCTTGCAGCTCCTCATTGGACATGCCTGCCCATTTTGGATCTCGACCTGGTGTCTGTGTATCTGTTTGCGGCTGCTCAGCCTGAGAAGGCGTTTTCAGCGCTTCCTCAACACTTGCGACATCCGCTACGGATTCATTTGTGTCATCAACTACAGTTGCCATAACTTCCCTCTATTCAAGACCCATTGGGCTACCTTGTTAGTCAGCAAGACCGTGGGACTCGGCTGTCTTGCGCTCTGCCTTTATCTTCTGCTGCCTGTTCAATGCCCATCTCCGAGTAGCGCTTGGGAAATCTCCCGAGACCGGATCGAGCACTGGCCCAGCATAAGAAACTAAACGTGTAGATACCTCGCCACAGAGTTTGCAAGGAAGGTCACGATCAGATAGCTCAGCGAATCGCTCAACGACATGCCCGTTAGAGCATTCGTAGTCATAGATTCTCCGCATCGATCTCTAGACCCTCTACATCGTCAGGTAGACGCAGAATTCGGGCGATGACGTTCAGCTGGCCTTGCCTGAACTTGAGATCATCGTTATCCCGCACTGCTTCTAAGTGCGCTATGTCGTCGTGTAGGTTTTGCAGTTCCTCAACTAAGAACTTCCAGCCCTGCTCGCGAAATAACGCAAACATAGCTTTCTGGTACTTCTCTAAGTCAGGCTCCATAGACATACACCGACATTACGCACATGATAAATTAAGTTAATCTAAATGAGCAATAGTTAATTACTGAGACAAAAGCTTTGCTTGGTCAGTGCTAACTTTTCGCTCCTGAACGAAGGTTTTAGCCATCTCCAGCTGCTTTTTAGTGTCAGCATCCATGTCTTTATCCACTTTCCTGGCCTGCGAGACAGCTTTAACACGCTCATTTTCAATCTGAAGCGGTATAGCAGCGGTTTCAGCTGCGATTTTCTGCGCTCTAGCCTGTGATTCAGCTGCCTGACCGTTTAATGCGTTAGTTTGCGAGCCTTGGAACTCCATAGCCTGCTGTGCCTGTAGCTGCGCCATCTCCTGCGCCTCTGGGTTCGGCTTTTGCGCGTCGCTTATTAGCTTCACAAGCTCTTCGCGGTTACTTAACTGCATATTGTCCACAATAGACTCTATAAGGAGGCTGTAAACAGGCGAATCGTTGCTCATAGTCTGCAGTAACTGCACTAATTGCGTCACTTCGTACTCGCGAGCAATAATTCCGAGTGATCCAGTGGTTTCAAACGTGTAATCGTTGACAGGATAGCGCTCTGGGTCGAACTGCATGTAACGACAAGCGGCCATTTTGACCATAGGTATCAGGAATGAGTCTTGAAAGTTAACCAAGGTGCGCTTTTGGCGCTTCATGATTGCCCCAAGGTTCATGCTGATACCCGCTGCAGTGGCTTCGCCATTGATTGAGCCAGGGATGCCAGCAGAATCAATCGCGCCAGTGGCTGTTTGCACCAGACGCTGCATCTCGCCAGCATGGGCAAATGTAATCTGGCCTACCTCGCCAAATTTAAATGGGTGCAACACCTCTCGCGGGTCACCGTTGGTAAGCAGTATCTTGCCAGGACGCACCTCTGGGCGGGCACCACGCGGCATACGAGTGCTATCCATCGCTATCATTGGCGCATTTGTGAGTGCCAACGCATCAATGCGTGCTCGTAGCTCCGCATCCATTGCTTTTTGTGGTGCATACGCCTTTTCGCAAATACCTCGGCCCCAGAATCGTCCTGGCACGATGTCCCACTGGAACGCCACAATTGGCCTGTCTTGCAGATAGAAGGGATTTTCTTGTGCCTTTAGAATTGTTGAGCGATTAGCTATAACCACCATGGCTTCGACGTAGTAGCTTTTGTCGCTTAGCATCTCTACTTCAGCGCTGAGCACATCTTCTTCAGCCTCAACAGCTTCCTCAACCGCCTCCTCTATTGCGTCCATCACAATATCTTCGCCGTTAGCGCGCTCAAGCAAGTGACGCGGCACCAAGCCGTAATACTTAGTAAGGCGTACCTTGTCATCAGGCTGCTCTACGAGCGTATGGTCAGCATCGAGGTCCGACGTTTCATAAGGATCAATGCCTATTGGTACATTGTCATAAACGCCCTGCTCCTGAAGCTGCTTGATCTGATGCGGTTGCACAAACTCATCTATGGCCACACCAACAGAATCTTCGATGCTGCGAGCCAAAGGATCGATTTTAAAGTTTTGAGGCTGTATAGGACGCAGCTTGACTAGCGTGCGCTCTTCTTTAACGATTCCTTGGCCAACCATGCCGTCAACCATGCGCTCCGCTGGCTTCATTTCGTCGATGACGTCTACCACGATCTCAGCGATGCCAGTGCCGTACACAGCGCTGTTAATCAGGCACTCGTTTACCGATTTACGGACCTGAGCCTTATTAAAGTCGTCGGCTAACTTGTTACGCAGATATTCGATCTTCAGCTTGTCCTGTGCCGTTTGCGCCATCTTCGCATTTAGCGCCTGCGCTTCTTGCTCATCACGAGGCTGGGAATCTGGAAATTTAAGGTCATCGCGGATATTAAAGAATGTGCCGCGACCAAATGTCGCTTCCTCAATCTCAGACACAGCAGATTCCACAGCTTGCTGCGTTGCTGGCGTGACGATAGTGGAGCGTTCACTTTCGCGGGTCTTGTCTTCTTGCGACCAGATACCGCGCCAGATGCGGTAATACTCTTCAAAGTTTGCTTCGTAGTTTTGTTGCCAGTGATCGTGCCAATCGTCGCATTTCTCAATAATCCAGCTTTCTAGAGACTCTGCGTGCTCGCTCTCATAGCCTATTTCGTTGTCCATCCTAGTACCCCACTAAGGTATCCACGTACTCGTGGTCATCAAACTCGCATTCATCCCAGTACGAGACTTTGGCAAGCTGATCGATATAAGCCAACGCATCAACAGTATCGTCGTGCGTCAGCGCGTCAGGAAACTGGTATAACTCGTCAAGGAATGTATCTGTCCATGCGCCACGACATATCTTGATCGCTCCATTCTCAAAGCGCCCCTGCAAAGCCCACACGATACGGTCCGTCTTGTTCTTGTTGCCGTGCGTAAGCTCATCAATGCGGAAATAGCGATTGTTTTGGCGCATCAGGTCGCTCAGCGGTGACATGACGGCCTGACGTGCTATGCCGCGCTCAATACCCACAGCGATGGGCTGATGGTGCGCTACGGCCTCAAATATTTTGCGGGCAGTCTCATTAAGATCCCAACGCCCATGAATTATCTGCTTGACCCACCAGCCTTCACGATTGACCTTAACAATCGCAATAGCCGTATTGTCTAAGTGCTTTTGCTTTCTTTTTGAGCGTCCTGCTTCTGCGAATCCAGCCAAATCAACGCTGATGTAGTAATCGCCATCTCCTGGCTCTT